GTGGATATTGCCTTTAACACTGCCCCTATCAGCGTAAGCGGTGAAACACCTATCTATGAATTTGGACAATCACAGTCTTAATTTGTAGGTAACACAGTAAAAACCATTTTATAACAAGGGGCCTAAACAGCCCCATATTTTAACAAACAATGAAAAAGCTTTTATTCATTCTTTCTTTGGTAGCCTCTGTTTGTATCAGCCATGCGCAATCGGGTTATGCGTACAAATTCCCGTTGCAAGCGGGTGATACCCTCACCAATGCCGATACAGTAAGCAGGGTAATACCAGCAACTTCCGGCTATTCTGCTTTGGGTATTCAGGTAAGCGTAAACAAGCTTTCCGGCACATTGGCGGGCAAGGCTTACTTATACAGCTCTACCGACGGTGTCAACTATGCTTTGACCGACTCCGCAGCGTATGTAAGCACCCCTACCATTACCAGCACGCAATATTATTTGGGGCCGATAACGCCTACTTATACCAACGTGGCGCAGTTTACCAAAAATACGGTGCCGTTTGTGTATTACTTGGTGCAGGCGGTTAGTTCAGGCACGGTAAGCGCGCCCGTGCAATTTTCGTACACCGCAAGGTATTACATAAGCCCTTATAACCGATAATATGGCAATCATCTACAGCAATGGGTACCGGGTAGCCGATGTTATGGCCGCACTGATGAACAGGCGGCGTTGGCGGCAGCCTACCCGCTCCGACTTTCCTTTTACCCTTACGGGTAACAATGTATGGCCCGGTGGCGATACCTATTCGCCTGTATTTGAAGCCATCCATAAGGCGGTTAATGTGTACAACATTTGGATTTCTCAGGAGGATAGTAATATCGGTGCGGCCAACTTTAATACCTATTTGCAAAACCTGCAAACGGATGTTATTTTAAAATGTCTTTCCGGTGTCATCAATAAAAAAGAGATGCTGGAAAAAAAGCTCATGTTTGAAAGGTTTGGCCGCCAAGATTATTTAAACCTCAACACCGGTGTTTTTTGCGGTGTGCGCATCACGCCGTCTAAACATTTTGATGTTACCTGCCAAATTGATAACGTGGCCCTAAAGTTCAATGCCAATGTAACGTTTAACCTGTATTTATTTCACGACACCGCGCCGACTACGCCTATCGCTACCATTCCGGTATCTGCATTGGCTAATCAGCAAACGGTAGTGAATATTGGGCAGATGTTAAGTTATGCAGGCAACAGTAATAAATCGGGCTGTTATTACTTTGGGTACTTTCAAAATGATTTAGGCAGCGCGGTTGCCATCAATGAGATAATCCAAAACTTTAACACCTGCTACAACTTTGGATTAGTGCCTATAGAGCTGCCAACGGTAAGCGGCCACGGGATTGATGTAAACAATGTATCCTTTACCATTAAAACCCATGGCTTTAACATCCAAATGACGGCTTTTAGAGACTACACACAGTTGATAGTAGATAATGCCTGGTTATTTGATAACCTTATAGGCCTGCAAATGGCCGCTGATGTTATTGAGATGCTGCAAAACAATACGCGCACCAACAAAGACCAACGTATTATGGCGGAGCAGACCAAGGTGTTATACAGCGACTTAAACACGGCGCAATCTACGGAGCAGCACCCATTCAGTGCGGGGTTGAAAGAGCGTATTGCCAAGGAAGCCACCCGGGTAAAAAACGAGTTATTCCCACGCAAAAAGCCTGTTTCCATTTCGCACGACACAGACCAAGTAAACATATACGGCACACCGCCGCCTATCATTGACGCTTTCAGTTATTAGTATGAATAACATTAAAACACTTCCGGCGGGTATTGATATACCAATACAGAGTATGCAAACATACCTGTATAACAAGCTATCCGCAAAATGGGGAACCTCGTCCAGCTCGTATCAGCAATTTGGGAGAGCATACCGTAACCAAACGGCGGACGGTTTTACGCCGGAAGTGTTTACTTCTATTACTGATTACAGAGAGGTGTATTTTGATGATACGTTGGCGGCGCTTTCGTTTTTTGGCGTGGATGATGTAACGCCTTATAAGGCGGGCGACTCTACAGCCAAAGTGTTTGTTGTGTTTATGGTAAACCTAAACCGCATAAAACCAACTTTTACTACCCGTGCCGACGAAGAAGCCCGGGCAGACGTTGAAAGCCTGCTGTTTTATATTAAGTATGGGTTTACTATGACCGGGTATGTGCAGGGCATTGAAGAAGTGTTTAAAGAGTATTCTGGTTGGAAAAAAGCCAGCGGCGTAAAATACCGCGATATGCAGGGCTTCCATTGTTTCCGTATCAATTTTTCTTTACTATACCAGCCGCAGGTAAACCCTGCGTGCTAATTTTTAACATCAAAAAAACTATTTACCATGGCTTCAGTAAACACGCTTCAATGCCTTGTGGCACCGGCTAACACTGGTGTGGGGGCTTGCTATGCGGACATAAAAAACATTGTGGGCATGATTATATGCCCGCCTAACTATTTTATCACTGCCACCCAGGCGGCGACTTTGCAAACAAAGCTGAATGCTGATGCACTGAATGACAGCAAAGGCCTTCGCATTTACCCTGTAGGCCCGTTCGTTGATTTCAAAGACGACAGCGAAAAAAGGGTAGTAGAGCAATTCAGCTACGGCGGACAGAAGACCGTACGTGACCCTGTTTACAAATGGTCGTTCCGTTTCAATGTGGGCGGCTATGAGTTGCTTAAGTCATTGCGCTCATTCAACGGCGGCAACTGGTCTGTATTGTTTGTGGATGGCAACAACCAGCTTTGGGGCAGCAACTACACCGCTTCTGATGGTGCAGGCATTGCCGGCATTCCATTGATTGAGCTGTATACCGACCCTTTCATGATTAATGACGGTAAAAAGAATACCGAATACTGGACCAGTATTGTATTTTACCCCATTAACCTAATGGATAACGGCGCGTACATTAAAAACCCAGGCTTTGACGTGGTAGACACACTGGAAGGTATTCAGAACGTGGTATTGGCCAGCAAAACCAACGCCACCGCTAAAACCTTTACTGTGATACCCACTACCAACGAGGGTACATTAATGAGTTCGCTATATGGTACACAATTGGCGGCCGTAGGTGCATGGACTGCAAAAAACCATGAGACAGGTGCCAGCTTAACCATTACCGGCGTAACACAAGACAGCGTAAGCGGCGGGTTTAACATCGTTGTAGGTGCAACAAACTACCCAACAGTAGGCACCGGCCACGTTGATATTAACCTGGTAGGCCCTACCGAGTTGGCTGCCCTAAACGTATCTCCTTACGAAAGCACTGGTTTAGTTTCCATCGTTGCCAGCTAATAACATTGTATGAAAACAATAAAAATAGACGGCACCGACTGGTTAATTGAATGGGTGGTGTCCATGGAGCGCGAGGAGTTTACCACCTGCCCGCAGGCAAAAGCCATCTGCAATGCCTCCGACAAAGAAGCTGCGCTGGGGCTGGTGTATGATACCTGCGAGGCGATTTCAAAACCTATTTCTTTAACCCAATAAACAAAAGGCGGCTAACCACCGCCTTTGTTTTATATGACTACAGTTGCGGCAATGCTTAAGCGGTTACAAGCGGTTAATGTTGAAAATGACATCCACGATGCCATTCAAAACACCCTGCCGGATTACCAAGACCAGCAGCAACAACAACTATTTGAGGGTAAAAACAGCAAAGGCGAAGAAATTGGGGCTTACAGAAACGAGCTGTATGCCAATTACAAACACGAATTAAACAGCCGCCCGGGTTTTGGGGTGCCTGACTTAAAGCTAACGGGCAATTTTTACCGGTCCATACAAAGCAACGTCACTAAAGACGAAATTGAAACAGGGGCCGACGGTGTGGATTATGCCCCCAAATTAGAGCAACAATATGGCTCTGTTATTTTCGGATTGAATGATGACCACAGGGGGGTATATATAGAAAACGCCTTTTTCCCAAAGCTGAAAGAAACCATTGAAGCAAAAACACTATTAACCTTTAATTAAATGGAATGCTGGGGCTGCATAGCGCGGGCACAGGCCAAACAACGCGATTACACCAAGTTAAAAGCCATCACCATAAAATCAGCGTATGAGCAAAAAAAGATATTGGCCATTTGTAAAGCGGACACGGGATATTTCCGGTGCGCCTTTACCACCGCCATCACAAGAGGCTACACCATTGCCGAGGTTATTACATACTTTTTTCAGCCTTAGCCTGCATGCATTTATTACCTGCTTGTGTGATAATGATTATAGCGGTTTGGTGATTAGGGGAACATTTACGGTTGAGGAGTTATCCGCTGCATGGCATGACATTTATGAGCAATACATAGACGGTACGGGCAGCGATACCCAAAAAGAAATCGTGCGTTTGGTAAAAAAAATTGCTTTGGCTGATTTTAAGTTAAAAAAGCTGGCGGCCATCCAAAAATATACCAGCTACCGCCAAGGGCCGGAAGTGTATAACCTGTTACGCGGGCTGGGAGCCATAGATACCAATTACCCCGACACGCCTGAATTACAAAAAATATGGTTGGGGAAAGCCGAGGCTAAAATTAAACGCTGGATGCTGCAGCAAGAACGCGACACCGCCGATTTGGAAAAGCTAAGGGGTAATGAAACGGGCGTTACGATAACCAGGCAATACTTTGATGATTTTATTGTGTCGATTGAATTATACGCCAAAATGCATATAAATACCCATGTGGTAACGGTAAGCCGCTTCGTATCCATTGTTAAAAATTACCAGCGTCATAGTGCCTCTTTAGAAAAACAGTTAAACCAAAAGTAAGATGCCAAACACAGAACGGATAGATAGCATCATTGATACCGCAGCGGTAAAAAAAGAATTTGATAACCTTACCGAATGGCTGGACAAGCTAAGAGAGTCCATTATGAACATGGGCAATGGGGAAGGGTTTAAGAATATGACGGAAGGGATGGCCGCTTTCCGTGCAGAATCGGCCAAAACCGCCGAGGCCGCAGCCAATGTAAAAAAAGCCATGGAAAGCTCAGACGCTGCCTATACGGCCACCACGGAAGCTGTACAGGAGGCATTAACCGCCAACAGGGAAATATCAGCGGCTTATAAAGACAATACCCGCAGCATACAGGAAAATGCAGCCCGGTTGGTAGACTTGAAGCTCCGGCAGCAAGAGATAAGCCGGTACATGAAAGAGTATAGCGCAGATCTTAAACAGGGTAGTATTGACTTTGACACCTACAATGAGCGCGTGAGTGTCCTCACCCGTAAAAATGAGCTGCTTAAAACCGAAATATCGCAAATAACCTCTGTTTTTAGGAGCCAAAACAAAGAGATATTAGCCGCCGAAGGTTCTATTGATGAAATGACCCAGCGGTTAGAGCAGATGCGCAAGGCTTATAAAGCATTAAGTGCAGAACAACGGGCAAGCCCAATGGGCCAACAGTTACAGGCCGACACAGGTGCACTGCATGAGCAAGTATTGGCACATAATAAATCCATTGGTAATTCACAGGGCAATGTAGGTAATTACCCTACCGAGGGGGTGCGCAACTTTACCCAAGCGTTGACGGTGCTGCAAAAAGGATTGAGTGAAAACGTGGCCAAGCTGGAAGAATTGCGGCAGGCCGGCCAAGGCGAAAGCGCACAGGCGCAAAGGCTATCGCAAGAAATTGGCATGCTGACCACACTGGTAGAAAGCCAAGTAAACGGTTTTGCTTCTTTGTCCATGGAATTGCGTAATACTGAGCGGGCTTTACAAACATTGGCATCCACCGGGCAACAGGATACCGCCATGTTTAGGGAATTACAGGCACAGGCCGCCAATGCGGCAAGGGAGCTAACTCGTTTTAAGGAAAACCAAAAGCTAATGGAAGCCACGGCCCCAGCGTTACAAGCTGCCACGGTGGCCGCCAAAGGGTTGGCCGGGGCGTATGCTGTGGGCGCAGGTGCTGCTTCCATGTTTGCAGATGGTGATGAAAAGGTGCAAAAGCGGTTAAATAGCTTGATTGCCGTAATGATGGTAATGCAGGGCTTAAATGAATTGAATGAATTATGGCAAAAAAAGGGCGCAATAGCTACCGTTGCAAGTGCGGCGGCCCAACGTATTAAAAACTTTGTGTTAGGCGAAGGAACCACGGCGCAGGCAACAAACACAGCCGCTACAGAGGCAGGCGCAGTGGCAGAAGGTGAGGCAACCGTAGCAACAACGGCACTAAGCGGCGCTATGGTGGCGTTGCGCTTTGCGCTGATGGCTACGGGCATTGGTGCTATTCTTGTTTTACTGCCAATGCTGGCCAGTGCGTTTAGTAAGTCATCCGAAAATGCAAAAGACAACGGCAAGGCCATTGAAGATGATGCCGAGGCAATGAAAATGTACAACGAGGCCGTAAAAAGTGCCACTGATAAAATGGGCGAAGCGGTGGCGCAAGTTGACCAAATGAAAGAAGAGTTTAAGTTGGCTAATGCTGGGGTATTGGATAAAAAAGAGACGCTCGAGCATTACAATGACACCATCGGCAAAACCATTGGTTATGCAAAAGATTTGAACGAAGCGGAAAAAAAGACAGCCGACCAAGCGGAGAATTATATAAAGTTTACCATGCTGAAAGCCGAGGCCATGGGCTTATATGCAAAAGCCGGTGAGCTGGCAGCCAAAGCGGTAGTTGATAGCCAAGATAAAGAAGCCTCTTATTGGGAAAAGTCATGGGCCGGTATTAAATACGGTTTTGGAGATAAAAAAGCCATGGGAGATGCTGTTAAAGAAGGCCTTGCAGATGCAGCGGATAGGGCAAAAAAGGATACTGATTTGCAAAAGAAATTTGAGGCCGCTGCTAATAAATTGATGGAAGATGCCGCCACGCTGGCCAAGGCTAATAAATTTGATTTTGCTGGAGACAGTGGCAAGGGCGATAAAAAAACCGACACCTCCGCCTTTGATTTACAAAAAGCATTGACCGAGCAAGCTATCCAGCAAGCAAAAGCCATCGCCGAAAATGAACGGTTAAGCTTGCAAGAACGTAGCGAAGCTTACAGCACGTTTTTCAACCTGCAAAAGAAACTGGCCCAGGATGAAGCGGCACAAGAAATTAAAACTGGTGAACTGAAAGGGAAAGCAGCTCAGGCCGTGCATGTGGCCACGGTCACCAAGCTTACGGAAATTGACCAAGAGCGCAATAAAACGATTACAGGCCTACAGGACAAGGCGAATGAGCAATACCAAGCAGGTTTAAAAAAACAGGCCGAGGATAGTGCCAAAATTGCCGAGGACATGATTAAAAAGCGTGATGAGCGCAAAAAATCCGAGTTGGCCAAAGATAAAGAAAACGGGCAGATTGCCGTTGACACTGTCCAACAGCGTAGTTTGGAAGAGCAAACAGCCCTTACACAAGCGTACAATAAGGGGGCCATTAGCAAAGAGGTCTATGAAAAACGGTTAAAAGACATTCAAAAGAAATATGCCGTAGAGGCTATAGATGCCACCATTGCCAGCATTAACAAGCAGATTGATGCCATGGGTAGTTTAAACCCTGCTTTAACCGCTGCCATGCAAAAACAAGTGGCCGAGCTGCAAAACCAAAAGGCCAACTTAGGCAAGCCCGAAGATATAACCAAAGGAGTAAGGGCTAAAGAGGTGGAAGCTTCTAAAGAAGCCATGACGGCGATTATCAGCATTGAAGACAGTGCTTTTGAACGTAAAAAAGCAAGGATTGAAGCGGAAATAGCATTGATTGACCGGCGCAGGGAGGCCGAATTGTCCGCCATTAATAGTAGCACTTTAAACGAACAACAAAAACGTTCCGCCCTGCTGATTACTGAAAAACAAGCCGCCGAGCAAAAAGCGGCTTTGCAAAAACAGGCCAAAGAGGAAGATATTAAAAAGGCCAAATTTGATAAGGCGGCGGCCATCCTTTCCATTGCTGTACACACAGCCGAAGCTATTGCCGGGGCAGTAGCGCAATTTCCATTAACGGGGGGTATGCCTTTTGTGGCGATTAATGCAGCTATTGGAGCGGCGCAAATTGCAGCTGTGGCAGCCAAACCCATCCCACAATATGCCGATGGTACCGACTTTCACCCGGGCGGCCCTGCTATTGTGGGCGAAGGGCAGTTTAAAGAACTGGTACAAACGCCGGGTGGCACGTTCATAGCGGATAAAGCCATGTTGTTGCCCGATTTGGCAGCAGGTTCAAAAGTTACCCCTATCAACGAAAATACCATCAACGACCTGATGAATATTGCCCTTGTGCGTTCCATGGCCGACCATTTTACTGTTGAAAAACACGACAACACCGAGTTAAAACAAATTAACGGGGCATTGAAGCAAAACAACAGGCTTTTAACGAAACTGGTAGAAAAGCAAAAGCCCCCTACGGTTATTTTTAAAGCGGATGGCAATTGGAATGACTACATACGTCGGTCGGTAAAGGAATAGGGATTATAGTAAATAAAATATTTACTTTTACCACATAATAACACCCATTGCAAAACAAACCTTTTATATTCTTTCTTGCGGAAACGGCCACGGGCTTATGCTGGTATGTGGATAACAACGGCAATGTGCAAAAAGCCTCTATTCAAAGTGGCATTGATGTAAACCTTAAGGCCGCGCCGGACGGCTGGATGAATATTGAGCTTGGTTTTGGCCGTAATATGGTGTACTATGGCTTAAACCGCAGCTATTCCACCCCGTTGAAGCTTGTTAAGGATGCTTACCAAATTGTAAAGCAGTTTTTATACACGCAGCGGGGCATTGAAACACCGTTAACGCTCATCACCCTTAAGTACAACCCGTTTACTGCAACCAAACCGCAATACACGCTGTATAACAAGTGCCAGCTTGACCTTACTAAATTTAAAGACATCATCAACGAGGGCATGGAGTTGAACGGCATGGAGGGCGGCATCGTGCAGCTGTTGAAGGCTTACGAAACGATGAATTTTGAAATACCGGTTGATGGCAGTATCCCGGAAAATATTAAGGTAAACTTTGACGGCATGCGGGTGGAGGATACCTTTTTTTACAGGGTGTCTTTTATGCAGGTTACGGGCGATGCTGGGCACTCCGATGCATGGTTTTTGCCAATCTTCTTTTCTGAAAACACGGGGGACAATTACGGGGTGGTGCATAACGATGCTACTGCCACGGCGGTAAATGCGACACAAGTAACGCAGGCTATTGCCAGCGCAGGGGGTGCAGGAAACTATATTTTTTACCAAACCTCCAAAACTACCATCCGTTGCAAAGGACAATTGAATGTGCGGCCCTATAATGCCGATGAAGAAGATATATGCAGCGTGATTATTTACACGAGCGATGCCACCCGTGCGCCCGTGGTATTATCGTACAACAACTATATCAAAGGCCCCCAAATAATATCATTTGATAAAACCTTTGATTTAGCCGCCAATGAAAAGGCATTTTTTACACTGGTCCATACCAACACGCGCCACCCGATGGCTGTTACTAATGGTGCTTTTAGCTTTACGTTTTCTTCACAAGCTCAACAAACAACTGTTTGGGGGGTAACGGCGTGGGACTTATTCAGGCTATTGGTTAAAAACATCTGCCTTGCTGCCAGCACCACCGACCAAGTATTTAGCTACCAGCCTAACAGCCAGCTTTTGCAAAATAACCTTAACTTGGTTATTACCAGCGGCGATGCCATCCGTGCGAGCGGCGATGCCAACTACCAACAATATTTTCATAGCTACCAAACCAATAGCCAGCAGCCAAGTAATAAACTCACCATTGCTTACGGCCCGGCGATAAAGACCAACCTTAAAGATTTTTACACGGCCATGTCAACCGTGCTGTGTGCTTCATTGGGCAACCAACAGTTAGATAGTTTGGGGGAAGCAATATTCTTAGAGCAGCTGGGGTATGTATTTAACACGGAGGCAAACCAGTTTGATATCGGCGAAGCTTCTAAGTTGAAAATATATTTGGCAGAGGAATATATGTTTAATGGTCTCAAAATCGGGTACCGTTCGCAATCGTACGACCAAAAGGCCGGAAAGTATGAGTATAATACTACCGCCGAATGGGTGGCACCTATTAAAACACTTCAAAAGCCGTTAGAGATTATCAGCCCCTATAGAGCCGACCCTTACGGCATTGAACGCTTACGGGCGGATATTGCCGACACTTCAACCACCCGTAACAGCGGTGATAATGATGTTTTTATTATCAACACAGACCCTAACAGCTTTATATATGACTTTGAGCAGGCAACGTATGCAGGCAACGGCATAACCGACCCGCTGAACGCTGCCAACGGTAATATTGCGCTATTATCCAACAGGAGCATGCAGAGTATCAATTACCAAAACTTGATTGGTAGTTATTTTGGCATGTTTAACGACCCTTCTATTTTTGTTTTTTGTTACCCTGGCTATTCAGCTACCATCCCCCTAAAGTTTGTATTTTCCGGCAACCTAAACGGCTTACCTTATAACAGCGTTACCAAGCTGCCAGCGGATACCATCACCATAAAGCTTTTTGTAAAGGGTGTGTGTGTGCTTACCAGCGTTACCACGGCCAATGCCCCGGCCACCAAAATAGGAAGCAACACGGTAAACACGGTAACGACCGGAACGGCCACCAATAGCGGCACAGGTGTTGAATATGATTTAACGGGGTTATTCAGCGAGGGTGATAGCATCTATGCCACGGCATCCATGAGCCTCAACGGTTCTATATCCGACCTTACCTGCAATCTTGCATTAGGAAGCGCAGGTAGTTATTGGACGGCGGATAGTGGCGGCGTGATAAACATAGACACCGGTACCGCCGTGCAAATGTTGGCCATGCCCATAGTTAACCCAACCAACCCGGAGCCTAACCCTGCCATCCAGCCCGTGGTTAGTTACGGTTTTCAATATTTCCTGTTTGATAGCCTGCTTATTAATGCTTCATTTGATATATCCTCTTTGTTTTCCGTGGCCATGCAAACGGGCAGCCTGCAGCACGTAACACTCAGGCTTTTTGTTAACGGGGTTGTGGTGGAAAGTGTTACCGTCCCCAACACGGCCAGCCTGCAAAATGTGCAATTGGCATATAGCAAAGATTTTGCGATTGGCGACATTATTTTTGTAGTTGCTTCTACAGAAGTACTGAATGCAGGCATTGCTAATGCCACTTTAACCTTTACGTCCAAAACAATCAAGGCCTATGCGCTCAAACGGGTGCAGTATGATTTTATTACGGGCATCCCTGCCTTATTGGGAAATTTACCCAACAGCAATACCCCTATCACAACAGGCCCCGGCGCACCGTACAATATTGAGGATTTAACGCCTAAACGCTTACTAATGAAATGGGCGGGGCGGATAGCCATGGGTATTTTTAACCAGGTGGGCCAGTCTTTGCAGTTTCTCACCCTTACCAAAAACCAATATTTAGAAACCACCTACCAAAATATTAACTACCGCGAAAATGCCGACGTGTTGGTTCAATCATTTGGGCAGCCATTGGCTTACCCTTATTATGTGGAGTTTGAAACGCAGGTGCCTATAAATTTTAGCTCTTTAATGGCCGAGGCAGCCAATGCGCATATTTCTTTTACCTACGGCGGCAAACAACTGTACGGCTTCCCCATTGACGTAAAGCAGCGGCCGGCACTAAATGAAAGCCAAACATGGAAACTATTGCTATCACCCGCCGTCAACCTGAGTGATTTGGTTGATTTAAAAATTGACGGCTTAAATAACTTAATTATGGCACCTAACTCAATATGGTGTGCGTTTACTTCACCCATACAATTTGTACCAGCCGGGCAAGTGCTGGGGGCTAAGTACCACACCAAAGACCGTGATTTGTTTTGGTATAGTGAGCAAATTAGTAAATGGGTTAATCAAACGGGCTACTTTAACCCGCTGCAAACAAACGATATTGTTTTTCTACAATTTTTTACCAATGGGCTTGCGCCTGTTGCCGTTAATATACTGAATGACCAAGGCGTATTAATAAGCAGCACAACCCTTTCTTTGGTAGCTACTAATTCCACGCCTTATTACTTGTGGGAGGGCTATATTAACATTTCAGGGCTTACGGCCGGAGGGTATTACATGACGGTAACAGCCGGAACAGGCGGCGCCACCGCTTCTATGATTAGTGAAGGGCTGAATGTACAATCCGATTGGCCAAACACCATTTTATTTGAATATTCCAACAGCTCCAATAAGCTGAGCGCCATTTTTGAAAACGGCGAAACATTTTCTTTACGCACATTGGGTTTTATTGACAATAAAATGAAACCAAAATTCAAAGCGGCATTTTATATTGACCAGCCTGAAGACATCACCCTATTAAATGCCTTTCCGTATGAAGTGGATGAGCTTTGGATAGGCTTAGCCGATGGTGTGCCTGATTACATTGCAAAAAAAATCAACCGGATCATGATGCTTGACACGGTTATGATTGAAGGGAAGCAATACACTTTAAACGATGGGGCAGAATGGGAATTAACATTTTTAGAGGGCAGCCCTAAAAAGTATTTGAAAACAGAAATACGGCAAGCTAAAGACATTGACGGCATTGTTGTAACCGCAAGCGGCGCAGCAAGTGGTAGCACCATGCTAATCACCACAGATGCAAACTACTTTGGCCCCAATGTGAACAACGATAGCGAGACCGACAATTCTAATATTATTAACCTTGAAGTAAGTAATTAGCCATGAAAGTAAACTTATCCATACAGGCTACCTTAGATGTAAGCAGCAATCAGTTTGTGGTGGCCCTTTATGCGGCCTCCGCCCCTACAGTACTGCTTCAAACAGTCATTCCGTCAAAGCCGTACGGCGACCCTATACAAATAGAGTTTGACGGGCTTACCTATGGCGTGGCCTATATTGTGAAGCTGTGGGAAAGCACCGACGGTACCGCCAGCGGTATAGTTCGTAACAGTGGCACTTTTACCGCTTTAAGCAATACCATTGCCTTACGGGCTGATTTGGTGCTGATGGCCGGACGCGACACCGGTATTGATATTGGCGGCACCAAATATACCGACCCTTCCAATTCATTAGCGGGCTGGTATTATAGCCTTGAAAACAGAGGCACTGGCACCATGATTGCGCCGCCCGATGCTAACGCGGAGTATTCTTTGGATAGCTATAATAACTTTACACTTACTGATGGCGAAACCTTTCAAGCAGGGCAAGTGTTTATCTTGCATTTTTTCCCACAAAGCGCACAAACAGCACCCCCGCAGCCTGCTTTAATATCATCCGGGGTAACACTTACCGCCAACACATCTTTGGATAACAGCTATAAAAACAAAGCTATTTATCTACAAGGGGCATCCGCTTATTTTGCCGCCACCTTGCCACCGCTCAGCACTATGACGGATTATGACGTGATGTATTTCTACAGTGCGGGCGGTTCGCATATCAATGTGGGTATAGTTGCCAGCGGTAGCGACCTTATACAACGCAATGGCACTGTGGCCAGTGTCGTGCTGGGGCAAAATGAGCAGCTAAAGTTGTTTAAAGCCAACAGTAAATGGCAGGTGGATTATTGCAGTATAGGGGTGGATGAAGTGGGCCGCAAGTTTGCCAGCGATTTTCCGAATGAACTAAATGCCTTATTAGCCAACGGGCAAACCGTTTCGCGCACAACTTATGCCAGGTTGTGGGCAAAAATATCGGGAAGTGCCCAGCTGATTGCACAATCAATTTGGGGCAACCAAGACGGAAGCGGCAATTATATTAACAAGGCTTTTTTTGGCAATGGTGATGGTTCCACAACATTTACACTGCCCGATTTGACGGCATACGGGTTTAGGAAAGCCGTTGGCGCAAGCCCCGGCACATTCCAGCAGCAAGACGTGATGCAGCACGCCCATTTAAACGGCATGGGGGTTAACTCGGATGTGTTATTTCCTTACGGTGGCACTACAACAGATATGCCAGGCGCGTCTACCTCTAATGTGGCGGGCAATGGCGGCCATGGCTCAAGACAAGGCAAGACATCAAAAAGTTATAAGGTTGATTTTTCCGCCTTGACCAGCGAAACCCGGCCAAACAATACCGGCGAATACATATACATAAGGATTTAAACCAAGAAATATTGGTTACAAGCAAATAATTTAAAAACAGTAAATAATTTATTTACTTTTATACCATGAAAAAGCTATTATTCCTCACCATTATACTTTTTTCTGCTTTCGCGGCTTTTGCGCAATACCCATCTAAAAACAACACATACGGCGTATGGGCCAACCGATTTAAGCCTGACAGCGCATTGCATGTACCCCGCAAGTATGCTTTTGTGAGGAATGATGCAGACACCACCCCGCAAGTATTTGTAAAAGGCGATAGCCTGTATTATTACAGCCGGGGCAATTATTACGGCGTGGCAGGCGGCGTTTCCATAGACACCACTAGCCTGAGCAACCGCGTTAACGGCAAGGTTGACACCGCTACCCTGACTTACAAGCTTGGAAGTTACCTGCTTATACCAGCGGGCAACAGTACCCAATACATCAATGGTTTAGGCCAGTTAGCAACGTTGCCCACAGCGCCGGTACCAGTGAATATAACGGGCAGCCTTGGTATAGTGGTCACGGGCAGCTATCCAAACATTAATATACAGTTAGATACCTCCGGCGTAACGGGGTATTTTTTGCTAAAAAAGGATAGTACAGGCACCGGTTATGTAACACACACCGCTTTAAAAGATAGTTTGAATAGGGTTGTTGGCAATGCGACATGGGAACATACAATGACGGTCCCTGATGGCGACACCTTACGCAACGACCACAGCATATATAACTACGGCCACATGTGGGAAATGTATGGTTATGGGCCTACTGGCATCGGAGGTGTTACTGCACATTTTGACACCAATTATGCATTCCTCAATAACCAAGGGAATATTACACCGTCAAGAGGTTTTTATAATGAATTTGACCTTTTCCCAAACAAAAGTGTGTTGCGTTATAACTATTACATTAATAATCCCACACCCATTGAAGTTTCTGACCACAGTTTGCAATTAGACAGCACGGGCGTGGGATTATTATTTGGTGCTTCAACCAACAATCCAAGTATTATAAAACCATTTTGGGTAGATAGTGCTGGGCGTACCCGTTTTTTAACCAAGTACAACAACCCCGCCGGGTTGGTAATATTAGGTAAAGACACTACAGGCCGTGGGGAGATTATACACCTAAAACCTTCCGACATTGTAAGCGCAGGCGGCGGCAGCCTTACCCCGCCCAATACACCCGGCTATTATTGGAACGGCTACAAAAGCTTTGCGCGGCTGAACATGGATAGCATTGCCGATGGTACAACCAATTTCGGTTGGAGTGCTGGCGATATCAGTACCGGCTATGGCCTTAGCGCATTCGCCGCATTACCAGGCAAATACATAACCCTTTTTGCCGATACAAACAGTGTAACAAGCCAGCAAACCGCTAGGCGCATTGCCGATAGTGCGGCCACTGCCATTCCTACATTGCAAACAACATTAACCAACAATAATATCACAACAAATAATGCCATTTTTCAAAGCTCAACCACATACAACACTGTAGGCCCTCACAAAATGGTATTTAATTTAAACGGTGCCGATTCCGCTTATATAGGTGGCGGTGCCACTTTAAATATTTCGCCGTATCAACTAAACTTATATGCTAACAACGGTATAAAGTTTAATCAATCGCCCGGTTTTGCATTTGGCAAAAAATTATATTTCCAAGGGTCGGGCAGCGGCACAACATATCTTATCCCGGCAGACCCTGGCACGAACACTTACAATGATACTTTACCCGCTACTTCTGGCAACATCATAACATATAAAACCACAGCAACAGGCTCGTACTATACAATCGGCAACACCCAATATTGGACATGCAGCACCTACGCAAATATGGCTGCATCCCTTACCACTAACACATCCATTTCGCAGCAATTCTTTGTTGCAAATGATACAGTGAATGCAGGCGGCTATCCTGCACAATACGCATATAGCTATTATTCAGGTATTTGGAACCTTACAAAATTCGTACAACAATAAACATTTCATATATGTCATTACCAGCACTAGTTAGTAGATTGATAAATGAACCAACAACCCTAGAATGGCAGCGTCAACATTACGGGCTTCCGTTACCATTGCTTGATAAAAATAGTACAGGTGGCTGGGGAACCCCCGGTAGTGGAATAACTGATAAGAATGGGTGGCTGTATGCTACGCCTGGTACTGTTACAGCCAATGCAGAAAATGCTCAATTTCTTGTTGTGCAATGTCCATTTGGAAAAAAGGTAATTATTGACAAAATCAACATACAGGCATCCGGCGCTGCTGACTTGCATATTTTCAAGTATTTAAGTTTGAACAATACGCTTGACGGTACTACTGGCACGGTGTATCTTTCAACAGCTTACCAAGTTTATAATGGCAATATACCTGGCTCAAGCGGTGGTTTCTATACCATAGATTTCTCTAAAAATCCATTAATACTAAATTGTGGGGAATACCTTGATTTCTATTGGGCTGTAAATTCTACTACGGGTGTAAACTGGCAACTAACATTTGAAGGGTGTCAATTGTGGATGGGCGATAACTACGATGCAAAGTACAAGATATTGCAAATAGGCGATTCCCTATGTGGGCAAACAGAATTGTCCTCCGCTCTTCCAATCGTTGAACTTGCCAGTGGAACTATAACAGGAAGTTGGCCGATGATTTTGCAAAGAAAGTACCAAGCTGCGGGGTTTGACGTGCTAACACGTAATATAGGAATTGCAGGCACAACTACAAGCCAGTGGGCTTGGAAGGTGGCAAACGGCCACCTTGACACGCCGTTTAAATATGCAAACTTGGTAAGGTGTAGCCTTGGCATGAATGATACTGTTTCAGGCACCGCTAACTTGTGTCCGTCACATGGTACTGACGGAATTTACAAAAAGGCTTTAAAGCAGATTATAACAGCGTATTTCCATATCAACCCAAAAGGGTCTTTTATCCACCCAGGCATACCAAACAGTGCCGTGTCATCGGCTAATGCATCGTATAGTGGAAGCAATAGTGATTACTCGGGCAAAACAATTATACAATCGTATCGCATAGACTTAGCGGCAGCTATTAGTGAATTAAAAACAGCTAATCCAACCTGGGATTTGGCGGCTTCAGATGTATCAACGGCTTATCCGGCAAACGCGACATATTGCCTTGCCAGTGAAACAAGTTCGACTTGGGAACATCCAAATGCAATAGCCGGGCAACCTGCATTTGCAAACACTGTTTGGGCGGTTGAACAAACGATGGGGTTATATGCAAATAATTTGCTTATCCCGTAAAAAACTACATTTTTTTGCAATTAATAATTTTTCTCCTAAGCATTAAAAAACAATATACGTGGAGCACCTGCAAATACATGGGCCAGACGGGAAGAGCAAAGGGGGCGCGGCATGCGCAATACTATTGTATCTACTTGGTAGGATTAACCCCTCAATCAGCGATTTGGCAGGTATTGCTGCAATATTCGCCGGTACTGTTACGGGGTTATATACCTTGTGGAAATGGCGCAATGAATGGTTAAGAAAAAAACATTATCACTACAAAAAATAAACAATTATGAAAAAAGGTTTTTTTCCCGAAGCTTTTAACAGGTTAACAAGCGATGTGCCTGCATTTTTTAAAAAGCTGCAAGTGATTGGTGTGGGCATTGGCGGTTTAGGTACAGCCTTTGCCACCATCCACAATGTACCCGCTAAGCTGGCCGCTATTGGCAGCACGTTTATTTGGGTGGGCGCAACCATTGTAGCGGTATCTCAATTTGCACAAAAAACCACCAGCGATGAAAACAGCAGCCCTGCCGCCAAGTAACGAACCCAACTATTTAAGCATAATAAAATGGGTTATTGCAGCCGCCGTGCTGTTAGCTTTTATGCTGCATTTTAGCGGATGCAGCCCGATATCAAAAGCCATCCAAAAGGTAGAGGTTAACGCCTCTGCCTTTAATAGAGTGGGCGCAGACTGGGCAAGGTTGAACCCGTGCGTAAAAAATAGCGTAGTGCAGTTGTTACACGACACCATTAACACCACCGACACGGCGTATAAATTTTTGCCCGGCGTTCACTTAGAGCATACTAACTACATACACGACACGGTTACGCAAACCATAACAAAAAAAGTAACCATACACGACAGCGTAAAGGTGCAGTTAGTAGACGAGCGTAGGTTACAAGAGGCCACAGACACTGCATACAGCTATAAGCTGGCATTAGCCGAGGCTAAGGGCGCAAACGATACAATACAAGGCCAACTGAAACACAGGCGTAATATATGGCGCATAATCGCGCTGGCAGCCATTGGCGCACTAATTACCGTTATAGGTTTAAAAGTGGTTCACTTTTTTAAAGTCGGAGGTTTAAAAGCATTGTTCACCAATATTTAACCTATGCGTACAATAGTCGCTTGGCTTTACCAAAATGATTTTATAACCCCTTACCAATACCAACAATGGTTGAGGAAAAACAGAATGGCATGAGTACAATTTTAACGGTCCCATTAACCCAAGACGTACCAAATGCTTATGATGAGCTGCCGGAGATTAAGCCGTTCATGGGTGCTATACCGCAGGCCGACTTTATTGCGCACGCAAAAACGCTGTATACCAACTTTGACCAGGTTGCGGCGCATGTGTCTATTGCTTATTGGGAGAGCAGCCGCTTGAACAAGGTAACGGCAGGCACCAACCCTTTCAATTTCCAAGCCGACGTCGGCAAATGGAAATATGCGCAAAACGTTATCTATACTACCGTTTTTGTGGATGGCATGAAAAACAAACGCCGCTTTTGCGTTTTTAAAGCGTGGGAGGATTGCGCTTCTTCCATGGCCGTGTACATTCTAAACCGAAATATGTTTGTAGGTGCGCCGGGCGTAACCAGCGGAGCTGAGTTGTATGACCAATACAACAAAAAATGGATACTGGGCGACGATAATGCCGTGGCCGACAAGGGCGAAATAAAAGGGTTTGCGAGCCTGTATAATGACGTAGTGGAATTACTTAGCGGTAATGGTTTGGAGCCAGTGGCAACACCTGAACCTGCCCCGCAGGTTATCTACAAAAACACTACGCCCATTATGACTGGCGCAGCGGTTACGCTTATACAAACCAAGCTATGCAACTTGGGATTTTTGGAAGCCAAGTATATCACCGGCAATTATTTAGGCCACACGGAAAACGCCGTTAAACTATTTCAGGGCAGCAAGGGACTGGCCGTGGATGGTAAATGTGGCCCGGACACTTTAAAAGCCTTAGGTGTATGAAAAACTACAAGGTTTTTTTCGAGTTGAACGGCAAAAAACTTTGGATGCCCGTGACAGCAGAAAGCCAGCGCGAGGCAAAGCAAATAGTAATAAAAAAGTTTATTACGTTTCACAAGATAGAAGGGCCGGAAGACCCTTACAAAGGCGTTGATTTTATTAAAGATATGTTGGGGATTACGTAAAATATTGCTTGCCAAAACCTACCTAAAAACCGTAGTTATGGCTAAATATATTTTTATCGCTTTGATACTGTTAACGTTAGGGTGTGCCGCCGACCGTGAACTTGTAGAGGATGATTTAACCACCATGACAGTTATTAAATATAGTACTTGCTACCGAGGCGCAAGGGTGTTGTGTAATATTCATCTTTACTCTTCTCGGCACAAAACGGAGCATGTACTTTGGGGCAGGGAATGGAGCGACACGCTTACTTTTTTTATGGGTAAAACTTGGCAACAGACGGAACCTAAATAAATGTAGTTATGGCAGAAACTTTGCAAGACCAAATACGGGCCGAAATATTAAAAGACCCCAACAAGGATAGTGAAGCCATCGCCAAAATGTTCAACTCTACCGCTGGCTATGTATTAAAGCAAAAAACATTTTTACGCCAAGAGGGCAAGTTGCCAGCATTTGACCGCACGAAGCGGCATAAAAACCACCCAGCCCTTATTGAAGAATGCGAAGAAAAGGGGATACCTGTTGAAGATGTTAAGCACTATTGGCATAAAGGCAAACATTTTTCGGTATTTGTAAAGGGTAAAGAAATCCATCTATGGGAATTGAAAGACAGCGTTATTGCTGAAATGAAAGAATACGCGCCCAGGTACCCCATTATAAAATACCCACAAATACAAGATGCCCACTTGCTGGTAATTTCCCCCGCTGATATTCATATAGGTAAACTTTGCCGGGCTTTTGAAACGGGAGACGAATATAACCACCAAATAGCTATTGAACGAGTAAAAGCTGGCATTGAGGGTTGTATTCAAAAAGCGGCTTCTTTCAATGCTGAAAAAATACTACTGATTATAGGAAATGATATTTTGCACGTTGACAATGCCAAAAGCACTACTACCAGCGGCACTTTTCAGGATAGCGAATTAATGTGGTTTGATGCTTTTAAAATTGCCCAAAAGCTGTTAATTGAGTGCATAGAAACCTTATTGACAGTGGCCCCGGTGCACGTGCAATATGACCCGTCCAACCATGACTATGTAAGTGGTTTTATGCTGGCGCAAACCATAGAAGCGTGGTTCAGGAATTGTGAGGGCATTACCTTTAATGTCAGCCCGGCGCACCGAAAGTATTTTAGGTATTACAAAAACCTGATAGGTACATCACACGGCGACGGGGCTAAAGAGGCGGATTTGCCTTTGCTCATGGCGCACGAAGCGGAATTTTGGGGCGCATGCAAACACCGGTATTTTTACACCAATCATTTGCATCATTTTAGAGGCAAGGACCACATGAGCGTAACGGTGCAGACGTTGAGAAGTGCGAGCGGGGCCGACAGCTGGCACCACCGTAACGGTTACCAGCATGCTCCCAAAGCTATTGAGGCGTTTGTTCACCATCCCGAACACGGCCGTATTGCGACAATAACACATTTATTTTAATATGAAAGACAACGTAAACCATCCCGCCCATTATACCAGCGGCAATATTGAATGCATTGACGCAATTGAATCTGCTGTCACCGAATTAACTGGCATAGAGGCCATGTGTACTGGCAATGCTATTAAATATTTATGGCGTTGGAAAAGAAAAAACGGCGTGGAAGACTTGCGCAAAGCAAAGTGGTATATTGACAAGCTTATCAGCCTACAAGAAATTCCTAAAAAATAAATTATACCCGTTGTAATATAAAAAAGTAAACGTATTATTATTACACCCAATGGGGAGTAAATTTGAACCATGAAAAAAAATATTTACCATTTAATCTGGGTACTTATAGTACCAATAATTTGCAATTCGCAAACCGTGGACACCGTGATTAAAAACGAGGTGTACACCAGTTATTTTAGTTACCATTTGCATGAGCCATTGTATGTAACCTATAAGCTGTACCAGGGCGGCGGCGATTGCTCACGGTCGGGTATGCGGTTTACCACGGATGGGCTTGACAGCAGTGCAACGGCGGCGGATTATGCAGCCAGCGGTTATGATGAAGGCCATTTATGCAATGCGGAGGACGAGGCCGCCGATTGCGACCGCGAACGCCTTACTTTTCATTTTTACAACTGCTTGCCACAAACACCCCGTTTAAACCGGGGAATTTGGAAACATTGGGAAACTATTATCCGCAAAGAAAGCCAAACGGATAGTTTATTAATTATCTGCGGAGGCTATGGCTGGAGCAAAAAGATAGGCCATGCGTTTGTGCCTTATTATTGTTTTAAGGCCGTCATAAGCCTAACAACGCATAATATTACCCATTGCATGATATTTCCGAATGACAACAGCGACACAGTGCAAGATGTGCCGGTTGCCGACTTAATAAACAAGCTGGAGTATAACCCGTTTAAATAGTTAGTTTTTCTCATGTAGTGGTTTGGCCGCCCTTTTTTAAGGGTGGCTTTTTTGTTTTGTAAAAATGTTTGTATATTTGCTTTGTGCAATAGAGCAGTGGTAGCTCGGTAGGCTCATAACCTACAGGTCATGGGTTCAAATCCCATTTGCGCAACGAAATAACCTAAGCGTAACAAAACAAGTTCGAGGAGTGGCGAACATTAATATAACTCGGCGGTAAAGGTCCGCAAGCTTAATGGTTACAAATTACACATAAGGCCGAGTGAAAATGTTTGTAAAAAGCATTAGTAGTAAGGCCAGGAAATTGAAGCCGCCGTAATTGGTGGCTTTTTTTTGGGCACCCGTTAAACTCCTTATAGTTATTATGTTTCAGCCATTTTCACGCCTAAAAAACGCCATTTTGAGCACCCGTTAAAGCCATGGGCTAATTTAGCTGTATTTAACAACTCATTTTTTATTTAACTATTTAATTCACAACGCTTTAGCCATGGTATCAATTTTGCCAAAATAGCAACCCAAAAAAATATTTTTAAAATATTTTGTCAGTATTGCACTTTGTAACAAATTTGTTACTATCTTTGTGTAACAAAACAGATGAGGGGGCAACTCAATAAACACCGCGAAAACAAAATGACACAAGCACACGTTATCATCAGCACAGAGTACTACCTTAACCAACCTTCAGTTTTTTTATTACACAATGGCAATTATTTTGGATGCAAAATATACCCCGCTGCAAGAAATTACCCTACCAATGTTGATTATTGGAAATCTGCCACATGCTCCGATAGCGACCGTTTTTTTGGTGTATATGAAGTTAACTTAACGCAAGAAATGTTGATGCAAATTGAAACTTTGCAAAAAGAAATTGAGCTGAACAATAGTTTTATTACAGAAAAATCTTTTGATTATATACCGAAAACTTGGAAGGTAAAAAGGGGCAAGGCTTATGCAGCTTGGGTAAAAGAAAAAAACGTTCAAGAAGCTGAAATAAAAGCCCAATTTGAAAAAAACGAACCATTTAAAGCTGCATCGTGGGTTGCTTTTGACAAGCTTAGAAAATTGTTTTTGTCTTTAAAAAATAATTAATATGAACGAACAAGTTTTAGAAGAGGCCCGCTTACATATAGCGGGTTTTTTTAAACAACGCAGGTTAGAACTTAAGCTTACACAGCAAGATGTTGCCGACCGCACGGGATTGGCAAGGAAAACAATAAACGCTTTTGAGCGCGGGTTATTTTGGCCGGTGCTAAAACAGTACCTGCAAATGTGCGAAGCCCTGTATTTATTCCCGATGCTTGTGCCTTTTGAAAGCGGCCATGAATTTGCCCGTATGATGCGGGACAACTGGAGCGCAACACAAGAAAAAGATATGAGCATTCAGGAGGCTTTGGCTTTAAAAAACCGTAAAAATTTCAGGCCAAATATTGAAAATTAAGCTTTAGCACTCACGCCACAAATAGTTTCGCCAGCGCAAACAACGCCGCCAGTTCGGTAGAAGTCCCGCCAGCGGCACATTCATTATCCAATGCGATATTTTCAGAGGGTTGCTCTATAATGAGCAGCCCTTTTTCTTTTAGTACCAATGCGTTAGCGTTAAAAATGGGGTTAATAAATGGAGTTCGATATATCCCGTCTGTATAGGTCATGTTTGAACCGAACCCTTGTTTAAAAAAAATTTGTTTGTGCAGCACGTCCAGTTGTTCGTACCGCTGGCGCAGGCTGGTAAGCGTGGATAAGGCGATATTGAGCTGCTCCAATAAAACATATGCATCCGTGCTGAAAGCCGCCCGCTGGGCCTGTAATTCGTTCAACTGTATGCGCTTTTCCTTTATCACCTTATTATACGTGGCTTGACTAATATCGGGTTGCAATAGATACTTTTCTTCAATGGCGCTGATGGCATGTCCAGCTTTTTGAATGGCCAAATCCAATTTCATAAGCTGTTTAGTGCTGGTATTAATTTGCTCGTTAATGGCAGCCCGGGAGGCCGCTGCAATCCGTTCCGCACTCTCTTTATCCATCGTCAATTCATCCAGTATGGCCAATAACTGCCCGTGCATTTTGTTGGCACTAAAATTAGCCTTGCGGTGGTCGTTGCAGAAGTAATACCAATAATACTTGCCCGTCTTGCTCTTGCTGGGGGCCGCCGTCAACAGCTTACCGCAATGGCACTTAACCACCCCCCGCAAGGGTACTGCCTCATTATTTTGGTGGCGGAAATTCTTACCGCTCAGTTTGTCCATGGCCATATAATAATCATTTTCTGAAACAATGGGTACATGCAAGCCTTTTACCACCCGTGCAGGCTGGTTTTTATAGGCCGGTACATTTACCAGCCCTGCATATATCGGGTTTTGTAATATCCGGGTGATGGCTGAATTACCGCTGCGTGTAAAACCTTTGGCTTTTGCCAGGCGGCCAATTTCTTCCAGCCCCTCCCCTTTTAAGTACTGGTTAAAAATAAACCGTATCACCGGGGCGCGTTCTTCGTCGACGATAAGCAAAGGCTTGCCCATTTCATCCCGGCTATTTTTATACCCAAACGGCGCATTAGAACAATACCGGCCCTGTGATAAGCTGTAGCGCATACCGGTAATGGTCCTATCTACTATCCTGTTTCTTTCCTCATTGCTGGCAAAAGCCTGCATAAACCTTACAATCAGGTAGGTGGGGTTATTCACGTCAATATCCACCGGCTCACTCACCTGCAACACTTTCACGTTGAGCGTGTCGCGGAAATACCGCTCCTTTACCATGGCATCAATTGGGTCCGTGCGGCTGAATCGGTCAAAATGGGGAATAACCAAGTACTGCACGGCCTTATTCTTTTTGCAAAACTGTTCCAGCTCTTTAAAGCCCGGGCGGTCAAATGTCCATCCGCTGCGGCCATCATCAATGAAAGTTTTTAGCAAAGTGAGTTTATTGGCGGCGCAATATTCCTCAATGCGCTTCACCTGCGATTTGATGGAGTTGGAAGACTCGTTTTTGTCGGAAAGGCGGGCGTAGCCGATGGCATCCATGGCTTAAGTGGTTTTTGCCCTAAAAGGCGTGTTTTGTAAACCAAATATCCAGTTGGCGTTTACTTTATACAGCTCACAGGCTTTTTGGATATGGTGGACACGAAAAGACTGTGCACCCCGTTTGATGGCTGGCAATACCTGTTTTTGCATGCCGATGGCATCCGTAAACTCTTTTTCAAAGCGGATAATGCCTTTGGCCTGTAGCATCTCTATAAGTTGCAGCATGCGCCCGTCTGTGGTGGTAGTGTCCAAAATTGTGTTGATTTAGCCCCAGTGGCCCTGTTTGATGCCTTCTGCGATAAGTGCTAATATTTGTTGGCTAAGTGCCGGGGAAAAGCCTGTTAAGTCTACTTTACCAAATTTTCTAATAATTATTGTGCCGCCCTCTTTTTCTATTTCCTTCTCAATGCTTCGCAGGTTCCACATGACTTGATATTTTACTTTTGCCAAATAATTATCAATCATGAATTGAAAATTATCATAGTGAACAGTGCCTCTTATCAAGTTATTTGGCGGCTTTTCAATGAGAATGTGCATTATTTGGCTCGGTTAATAATTTTGGTGATTTCGTCCACCTCAACGCCTTGCTTTTTGGCCATTTCAGCAAGCAAAAGTAATTGCGCCTCCATTATTTTCACTTTTTTCTTTGAAGCAGTGGCGGAGTTAATAATGAAATAAAGCACAATCGCATTGGCTACTAAAGCCAACGCAGCTATTAAAAGCAAATCATCTGAACGCATATATTTAGGTTTTTTGGTTATGGAATTGTGGAGTTATGGAAATTTCTCCATAAAAAATAATTTAGGTTTTTGATTACACTTTAATTTCAAATTTCTTTGGCGGCGGAACCTTGCTGTTAATGTGCCGCCTAAATACCCATACCTGCCGGACGTATTCCACGGGCAACAGTTGCTGGGGGTACCGTTCTTCATTATCACTAATTAATACCCATTCCAGCGGGTTTTGGCAAAATATTCTTTTAATCAGCACCCTTTCATCTGTTACTATAATATAGGTATAAAAATTCCTAAGCTGGTCCCAGTCCATGCGCGGCACTTGCGTAGCGAGTATATAATCACCATCTGATAGTGTTGGCTCCATGCTATCGCCTTGCACTTCCCAATAAGCCCATATTGCGCCCAGCGGGTCGACACCAGGGGGCAAAGCATATTTTTCAAGGGTGTCCATAAATACCGTTTGGTCGTGCGCCCGTATGTACCCGGCTTGCGCTTTTACTGGTATCAACGGCACCATAAAGGCATTGTATAAAAGTTTTTTATTGCGCCGGATTGTTAAAAAATCTTCTTTGGGCTGCTCTACCTTGCTCTCATTTAGAACATTTGAATTTTCATTCAGGTCTAAAATTTGCTTCAATAAAACCACTTTATCAACCTTTGGATTTCGGCTACCGTCTTCATACATGCTATAAGTGCGTTGTGCAACCCCGATATAATCAGCAACTTCCTGTTGAGAAAGCCCTTTTGCTATGCGTGTTTTTTTTAATATATCCGGTTTTATAACCATGTTTTTAATTAGCTCTAAAAAAAGTTCTAAAAAATGTTCTTAAAGATTTGGTAGTTTAGAACAAATGCTCTTATATTTGCTGTATAGAAAACAGTAACAAAGTAAGCAAAAATTATGCAAAGCAAAGAAGTGATAATTCACAAGTTGACCGAGCGCATAACCCAATTGAAGCCGGAAGTAACCGCCGAAGACAGGCGCAAAGCTGCTAAAGAGCTGGAAATAGACATAATGACAGTGATGCGCTACCTGCAAGGTTGCGTTAAAAAAGTAGATACTGGCACCAAGCTGTTGAAGTTTTTGCAGACCCGTATTAAGGAACGCAACGAAATATTAGCCTAAGCCATGACACCCCAAACAACACCCGACCTGACGCCGCTGGAACAATTGTTCGTAGAATGGATAGTGGCCGATGTTAACAACGCCGTAAAAACCAACAAGCCATGATAACAGTAATACCGCCAAAAAAGCAACGCATTAAGATGCTGCATGTGGTTACCCCGCATGTTAGCGTGATAGCTTACCCTGCACTGGCATTTATTGGTGATTGGTACAGCTGGGCGATGATACGGGTTTCATCCATCCAAATCAAATAAACGCCATGGAAAATTTAACCCCCTACGAATTATGGCAGCTACAAACCAAAGGCGATATACTGCCGGAGACTGGCGGCCTTGATTTTGAAAACAGCAACACGGCCATGGATGCAGCCTTACAAGCTGCCGAGTGTTACGAAGAAAGCCTTTTAAACCATTTCTAAAAAACAACACCATAGGCACACAGCACACTACCAGCACCCTGAGGCAGTTACGCTTCACCACCACATTACCGGCCTTATGGCTGCCAACAGAACCATTAACAACATTGAGTACAAAGGCGCCATTATTAAAGAAAAGGCGCAAGGTGGGTACCAGGTTGGCGATAACTGCTTTGCAAGCCTAAAAGGCGCGAAAGCCCTTATTGACGAGGAGATTAAGAGCAGTTTTGATGCCCTTTTCAACATCATGGGCATTGTTTGCTCACGGTTTCCCAACTGCTTAATCTACGAAGCAACAGAGGCAAGCCGCGATAATGCGGTAAAGGAAACTAACAGCCTTATTTATCAAATGCGCCTGCCATTGGTTGTTGAGGTTAGCACGTACAGCAAAAAAACATTCATTGTAAAATATAACCCACATGGATAACCAATGGTTAGCGGCCGCCGAGGGCTGGAAAGCTACAACGGAATTGATTGAGGCGTGTAAAAAAGGCGGATTGGATAATGAATGGTGCGATATGAAGATTAAGGAATGTGAAAACTCTTACCAGTACTGCATGCGCCGGGCAAAAGGCATTGTAAACGTGATTGGCGATTTTACAGTAAATGCCAACGGGAAAGCGGAACCAGTTTACTAACATTTAAAATCTAACGATTATGCTTTTTGACATCATTGTTTCAGTAATGGCCATTGGCGGGGCAGTAATGGCCGCCTGCTATTTGGGGGCGTTAAAAGTGCCGAACGATTTTCAGGAACAGGATAAAAAGTTTAGGCATTTGCATTAAAGAGTTTTTTTAGGACAAGGGGTTAGTTTGAGTATGCCCCTGTTATTCCTAACGGGGCTTTTAAAATCTTTCGCTTGTTACCTGGGCGGTTTATAAATGCGGGTGACACAAGCCGGCCCCGCTTTAAATATATGTTGGATTGCGGGGCGGCTTTATAAAAAACAAAATCAATACAGTGGCAATTACAAAGCAAGAAAGAGAGGATGCAATACTTTTTAAAGTGTGCCGGGACGGTGCCATCAGCGATGAACATGCATTACTTGATTTTGAACTGATACAAAATATGCTGGCTTACCAAAAGGTGCATGTTCTTCAACCCCAAAAAACAGCAAGGGGTTATAAAACAAAGCAATACCGGACGATGGTAGAACAGTTTGAAAAAATGATTGAAGCGCATATACCTGAATATAACGCACTGTAGAGAAGCGGACAATCTCGCGGGTCTCATAATCCCGAAAACGCTGGTTCGAATCCAGCCAGTGCAACAACATCACAGAGGGTGCCGGACACATTACGGGCCGGGTAAGTGCCTGCCGTTTTTAAAAATTTGAGTATGAAATTAACAAAAGATACCGCAGTTGAAACAGTACAAAAATGGATAGCAAGCTCTATCACCATTGAGCAGCTGGAATGCTGCGAGCTTTTTATCCAAGATACTTTATACATGCGCTTTGGCGCAGACCAAGAAGTATTGGAATTACGGCTGCTGGTTAACACAAAAAAGGAAACCCTACAGGGCAAATAAAAAAAGCGTAGATGGACACTACGCCTTCATTAAAACAAAAACAAAAAAAACGAAAGTATGAAAATTGTAGCATTGAAACTATGGTACCGAAATTTTAAAGGCATTCGCCACTTTGAAATTGACCTGCACCAGTCAACGAACGTCTTTGGCGACAATGCCACAGGCAAGACCTCCCTTATTGACGGCTTTTTTTGGCTGCTGTTTGACAAAGATAGCAGCGACAATTCCAAATTTGGGATTAAGACTTTGGACGAAAACGGAGAGATTATCCCACAATTGGAGCATGAGGTTGGCGGTGTCTTCCTAATTAACGATGAAGAGGTTACCATCAAGAAGATCCTCCGCGAAAAATGGGAAAAGCGCCGTGGCGGAACAGATCTCTTTTTTAACGGCAATGACAACTTGTTCTTTTGGAATGACGTGCCAATGCAGGCTACAAAGTTTGCTGCCAAAATAAGCGAACTGATCAACGAGGACACGTTCAAATTAGTTACCAACCCGTTATATTTTAACTCGGCAAAATACGGCTGGAAACAGCGCCGGGAGACCTTGTTAAAGATTGCCGGGCATATTGATAACGCTGTTGTGTTAGACCAAATAAGCACACCAGAAAACCGCCCCCAGGTTGCAGCATTGGGTAATGCCTTTAAGTCCCGCAAAACGGTTGAGGAATACCGGGCGGAAATCGGGGCCAAAAAGAAAAAGCTAAAGGACGAATTAACGCTTATCCCTTCACGCATAGATGAAGTACGGCGGAGCATGCCAGGTGCGGTTGATTACTCCGAAATAAATGCTGCCATTGCTGCACGCCAATCCCGCCTGCAGGCGATTGACGAGGAGATGGTTAATGCCAGCAAAGCCCAGCAGTCTGCCAATGAGGTGCTACAAAAAAAACAAGCTAACCTGCACGCACACAAGACGGAACGGCAGAATATTGAATTTGAAGTAAAAGCCAAGTTTAATGAGGCTAAAAACGTGCGGACCAATTCTATAAAAGAACTGACCAGCCGCAATTCAATTGTTTTAACATCCATTCACAACGCACAGCAGAGCTTGGAATCTGCTAAGGTAAAAGCGGCACAATACGCTGAACGCCTCGCTTCCAAGCGAAATGAATGGGTGGCCGAAAATGAAAAGCAGCTGGTTTTTGAAGAGGGTAAATTTTGCTGCCCTGCCTGCAAAACCCCATTTGCGCCTGAAAAGGTAGAGGCGGAAAAAGAAAGGCTTACTGCAAGCTTCAACACTGACAATCAAAACCGGCTGGCTGACATCAAGCAAGCTGGTGCCGACTACAGCAACAAGATTGCTTTGGAGAATAAAACAATCGCTGATAAAACAACGGAGATTGAAACGTTGGAAGCTGAGCGCGCCGAGTTGGAGTTAAAAATTACCGAATTAAAAGCGGAACACGAGGCATTTAATCTTGACTCGGCGGCAGAGATTGAACGCTTACTTTCTGAAAGCTACGAGTATACTACTGTCAACACCATTATTGCCGGGCTTGAATACGAGTTAAGCAAGCCAACAGGCACAACCATTGACTTATCTTCTTTCCGCACCCGAAAGGCTGAAATTACCGCAGAGATTGACCAACTGAAACGTCAGCTTGCCAGCAAGGATGCTCGGGAAACGGCGTTAAGCCGCTTGGCCGAACTGGAAAAGCAGCAAAGCGAATTTGCGCAACAGCTGGCTGACCTTGAAGGCTACGAAAATGCTATTGCTGAATTTACCAAAGCCAAAATGGAAACATTGGTAAACCGCATCAACGGCCGTTTTAGATATGTATCCTTCAAGCTTTTTGAAAAGCAAATAAACGGCGGTGAGGTGGAATGCTGCGAGACATTAGTACCTGGCCCGGGTGGATTGGTGCCGTTTAGCGATGCAAACAACGCAGCAAGGATTAACGCCGGGCTGGATATCATCAACACCCTTTGCCAGCACTATAATATTTCAGCCCCTATATGGGTAGATAACGCGGAAAGTGTAAACACCCTTATTGAAGTGGAAAGCCAGCTGGTACGCCTTGTGGTGAGCAACGATAAGGCTTTAAGGGTAGAGCCGCAGGAGTACGCAACCGTTGCTCTTTTTGATAGGGTTGCCATTTAGATTATTCACTTTTTAACACCAATAATATATGTCTGAAGTTACACAACAGCCAAACCCTAATCCAAAGCCTAAGCAGTTTGGCGAAAACACATTGGATGCCGTAATGCTTAAGGTGAATGCGCTGCAAGAAAGCAAAAGCATTATCGTGCCACCAAATTACAGCACGGAAAATGCCCTGCGCTCCGCTTGGCTGCTGATACAGCAAACCAATAATATGAGCGGCGTGCCAGCGCTTACTTGCTGTACACCTGAGAGTATTGCCAATGCGCTTTTGGATATGGTTTTACAAGGCCTGAGCCCAGTAAAAAAGCAATGTTACTTCATTGTAATGGGTAATACACTGCTGATGCAAAAAAGCTATTTCGGGCAGATAGCCATTAGCAAACGGGTTGCCGGAGTAATTGATGCCGTTGGGGTGCCAATCTACGAAGGGGATGTGTTTAAATATACCCGCGATTTACGGACTGGTATAGTTACCGTTACCCAGCACGACCAAGAATTTGATAACATCAACGTCAACAAATTAAAGGGAGCCTATGCTATTGTTACTTATGAAGACGGCACTGTTGAGTATGAAATAATGACGATGGTGCAAATCAAGGCCAGCTGGATGATGGGTAATGCCAAGGGCAACTCAAAAGCCCATATAAATTTTCCTGACCAAATGGCCTGCCGCACAGTGATTAACAGGGCTTTGAAAATACCTGTTAACAGCAGTAGTGATGCCGACTTATTTGATGACGGCGATTTGAGCATGAAGGGTAAACAGGCCGAGGGGGAAATGAAGCTGCAAATTTCAAACAACGCCAATAAAGAATCGATTGGTTTTGGTGATGATGTGCAAGCCGCGCCAGCGGAATCAATCCCGGTACCGGTGCAGCAAGCCAACCCATCGCCTGCGCCAACACCCGAGCCGGCAAACCTTGGCTCTAAGGCTACTAAGCAAGAAATATTTAACAACGACAACAAAAATCCCTGGGACTAATGATTTTAAAAATACTTGGCAGCAGCAGCAAGGGCAATTGTTATATTCTTGAGAATGACAATGAAGCTATCATTATTGAGTGTGGCGTTGACTTCGCCAAAATAAAAAAGGCCTTGAACTATAAGATTGCCAAGGTTGCTGGTTGCTTGGTTACCCATGAGCATAACGACCACAACAAATGTATTGCCGAAGTTATGCAGGCAGGTATCAATGTTGTTGCCAGCAAAGGAACATTAACGGCCAGCGGCGTATTGGATAGCAGCCGCGCTTTAGTGATAGGCAATAAGGAAGTAACCCAAGTGGGTAATTTTAAAATCATGGCTTTTGACGTGAAGCATGATGCTGCCGAGCCGTTGGGTTTTATCATTTTCCATCCTGAAACTGGCAGTGTGCTTTTTCTCACGGACACTTATTATTCAGGTTATGTTTTTAAGAATTTAAACAACATGATCATTGAGTGCAACTACAGCCAAGCAATTATTGATAAAAAGGTTGTAGACGGGGCCAGCCCGGAGTTTTTACGCAACAGGATATTGACAGCACACATGGAGCTGAACACATGCAAGGACCTGCTTCGGGCAAACGATTTGAGCCGGGTAAACAACATTGTGCTTATACACCTTTCCGATAGCAACAGCGATGCGCAATTATTCCAGCGTGAAATAACAGAATTAACAGGCAAGACAGTACATGTGGCTGATGCTGGAATATTTATAGATTTTAACAAGCAGCCGTTTTGAAACTTGCAAAAACGATACGAAGCACATTTGACCCCAGCATAACATACGGCTTACAGGGCGACACAGTGAAAATAATAAGCAGGCATGGAAATGTGCTAATTGTGGAAGGGGATAAAGGCCGGTTTTCAGTAGTACAAGAAGATTTGACAATTGAATTGATTGAAAGACCGGTTGAAATTATTCAGGAAAAGGAACCCAAGAAAGTGGCCGTTGCTGCTGCCAAGAAAAAACACCAATTACAAACACAACTTTTTTAACATGAACAAAGTACAACAAATAAAATGCCCATGCGGTAAAGTATTTGCAGCATGCTGCGAGCCGGAGTGCCACACCGATGATGATTGGCACAAAGATAAAAAACGGTATATTAAGCAAGGCTGCACCGTTGAAATGGCTGATGCTTTCAAATTTGAAAAATGCACATGCCCCAA